TTCAGCTTCGAAATACACCACGGTACCTATGGGTTCCACTCCAAAAATGTCTGAAATTTGCACCACATCGGACCCCTCAGCAATCACATTCCACCCCAAATCTCTAAGCAAATTGCTAGTTGCTAAACCAAAGCGCCTACTGAAGTTACAGGTAAAGTGCGCAGAGAGCACACCTTTGGAATTACTCTGAATCGGATCGCCAAACACGGCAAACGGCTCAAAAGGGAGTTTGTCTAACAGTGTATACTCATCCACAATTACCAATTGCCCTTCCGTACCTGGATACTCTTCTAAAGCCCTTATCCAGCGGCCATTCAACCTAGGCGAATCTGGCACCCCAGCTGTGTACGCACAAAATCGCGTATCCAAATCAAGTAACTCTCGGATTAAGGTACTTTTCCCTGCACCTGGCACACAATGAACTACAATGGGCGTTGTCAACCTTGAACTGAGACGCTTGAAACCAAATTTAAGCAACAAATCTACTAACACATCCATAAATCAAACTACAGACAACCACCTAAGTCTACAAGCAAACGCCCCTATTGGGCTTGATCAACTCACAGGACTTTCCTCGAACACTGCGCGCACGTCAGACTTAAGCAGGTGTTTATTCCTCACTATGAGACGCACGCAATTGTAGAATGCACCGACCTCCTCCTCATCCATCCGATTTACAGCACGCTCTCCTAGACGATATGCAAAGGCCACTTCGATAGCATAATTATCTATACAATTGGCCAGGTTATTCAACTCTAGCGCGATGCACATCCTTTCGAAAACCAATTGTGGTTTCTTGTAAATTCCGTCTGGGCAGAGGTGCCAACCGCAGAATGTCGGCTTCTAGGTCATTTGGACCTTGGCCTTCAGCTTCAACTTATCAAGAAATTTCTTATATTTTCCAACGACTTTCAGCTCCCTTGAAGCGCACATGTCATCGCCTGCAAAGCAAATGTACTCATCACCTTTTATCTCATACTTCATGAAAGTGAATAGCATATTAGCTAAGGTATTAAAGAGGAATGTGCTCGCCTCGCCTGAGAAACGCATTATTGCAAAATTGCCCAATTTTGAACCGAGACTAGTTTTGATGAATTTGTAATCTTCAATCATATCGTGTGGGAGGCGCAAAAATTTCATTAGCTCGAGCTCAAACGCCATTATAAACTCATCCTGCGATGCATCAAAGGCTTCATAGTCAGATTCAGTGCAGACTCCATCAAACTTTCCGCCCTTCACCCATGAATTTAGTTCATCCAATCCCTTGCCAGAATGTATGTAGAACCTAGCTGGAAGTACCTCATGCACCTTCATCTCGATGTACCGCATGAATGGCGCAAAGCGGCAAAGGACTGCATGTTGGAAGCAGACTATACTCTGTGCTGCTTTTGCGAGCCTGAATCGGTTATCAAATTTAGTACATAGCTGACTTTTTGAGAATATCTGGGCCATATCAATAGGCCAATCCCTACACGATCTCCCACTATGGTTCTCTATAGTTGCCGCACTCTTACTCAATTTCTTCTCTTCAAAGTTCCACAAAGCTGCTTCCATAAACTTATGGTTGTGCTCTGGCCTGAGAGGCACATGCTTGCGAAACACATCCAAGAGCGCACGCCCATACACACATGCATCATGCAACTTCGCCCTTTCCCTTGCAGGGTTTGAGAAACTCAAGCGCTTCCTTACCGCCATGATAAAAGTCACAGTGTCGTTGGCGCGATGTCTAGGGTATATAGTCTCAAAGCGCTCAGCTGCATTTGTGAGCTGGCGGCCCCCAATTTGCTTAGAATGGTCATCAGTGAATTGCTCAGATACAATGTCCC